CCTACATTTATACAAAATCCTGCTGGATAAGAACCCATATAAGAACGATCTATGTAGTTTCCGCTAGCAGGAGCTCTTACCTGGCTTTGCATAGTTGGTTGTGTAAAACCCCATGACTGTCTAGGACCATATGCAAGGTTACTACTTTCTCCATAACTAGTATATCTTCCTCCTATTTTCCAATAGCCATTCATCCAAGGAACAAGTTTAATATTTAAAAACCAAGGTGCTACAACATAACCACCACCACTGTTACCAAGCCAATATTGACCATAACCAATGTTACCAGAGCTACTTCCATCTGCTGCATTGTACCAATATTGCGAGTTACCATCTTGCTGAATAGAATTACTACTGTTACTATACATTGTCCAAGAACTATGTCCTACCTTTTGCGTAGTAGTCGTACCTGCTAAAACAGGTGCTTTAGCAGCATCTAAGATTTGAACATAAAACCTACCATATTGAAGATTACTAGAGTCTCCTTGAGAAGAGCCATTGGCTTGTAAATCCCACCACCTAACATTTCCATCTTGAAAATAAGCTGATCTTACAGCATCTGGTAAGTTCCATGTTCCTATGTCAATTCCTAAAGTCTTATCGAGGTTTGTATTAACGACAAGACCAGATTCAGTTTCGCCAATATCTTTTGCTGTAGTATTAACATCAACAAGAATTTTAGTTACTTTTGTTGTTCCATCTATGACAAGAAATTCACACTTTACAGGACTGTCTTCAAAAGTTAAATTTCCAGCACTATTTAAAAAAGCTGATTTTGTTGAAGTAGGTCTTGTTGTTGGTAAAGACATATCTGCTGTACCAGCCAATGTTCCTAATTTATTTGTTGCTAATGTTGACATATTATTATTCCTTAACCTGTTTTTGGTATTCCATACATATTTACTTGACCTGCAAGCATATAAGAAGTGTTATTACCATCCCATCCACTTGTGGTTGAAAAAGTAAATCCATCTGCAAAACTAGAATTAGTAACACTTCCTTTTTTTATAACTCCAGCCATTGCAAAATTTACATTATATCCACCATTATAAGCCTGATTGTAGGTACTGTTCCATCTGTTAGTATTAACTTGTTCTAAAACTGGAGGAATCATACGATTAGCCGCACCATTATAATAATCTGTTGTTCCCCATGCACCTCCTTTATAAGAAGATGTCTCACCAGCACCACCGTCATTCCACGGAATTGGATTTGTGTACATAGCATCAAAATTTGTCATAGAATTTACACCAGCAGTTGTAGTTGCAGTATTAGATAAAAAATGTTCAGAACCATAAGTTCCTGTGCTGTTTCTAGAGTTAACACCTCCAGTCCAAGAAACATCATATTTATTCCATCCTGATGCCGTACTACTCATACTTTGACTTATATTAGTGCTTCCGTTCATAGGAGATAAAACAAAATAATTGCCACTAGCATTTCTATTTCCAACTAACGCCCATTCTAAACGATATTGATAAATATCAGAACCAGAGTAACCTGACGCAGGGTCAATAGAAATTTGAAAGTTAGTTGTAAAAGATTGTTGATCTGCAACTCCTAAAAGAACCCAACCTGTTTCACTAGATGTTCCTAAAGAAGAAAAATTTACTGAAGAAGATGGAGCTGTTATATTTCCTGAGGCATCTACCTTTACATTTCTTTTAGCTGTAGGTAGTGTTTTAGGAAGAGTTAAAGGAGCTGATCCTGTTAATGATTGTATTTTATCTGTTCTAACCGTCATTCTTTATTCCTTTATTTATTTGCGTTTAAATTAGAGTAAGTCATAAACATACCTTCATTAACACTATTTCCATTAGCGTCATAAAATTTTAATTGAGTGTAAACAGGTGCTGCTCCTGAGCTATATCCTGAGTAAGTCCAAAAACTTGAATTCATAACAAAATTTACACTATTTGTAGTAGAAAAACTTGAATTGTTGTTGTAAATAAAAACAGATTCTATTAAAAAATGATCTTGTTCATAACCTTGTGATTTATTGTATTGAGAAACAACAAGCTCGCCTCCCAACATTGCTAAACCATCAGTAGCAGATGTTTTTGTAAATATTTCTCCTGACTGACTAGCTCCTGTAGGTTGAGTTAATTGAGGGTGATACAGCATATGTCCTTGATTTTTTTCAGTAACGGTCATTGCTCTTGAATAATTTTGTTGAGAACTACCGCCACCATAACTATACGATAACCTTTGAGGAGCAGTATAATTACCAGTTAAGCAATTAGCATTGTTTGCATCCAAGAGTTGAATGCATGGTTTGGCAACTCCTGTAAAACATGCTCCTGAAAAGTGAAATCTAGTTCTTGAAACTTCATCTACATCAGTAGTACCATTAGGAAGAGTGTTTAATATAACACTTGATACAACAGAACTAGCATTATTAACTCTTGCTTTATCACAAAATACATCACCTGTCACAGAGGTTGAACTTGAAGTTTGCATTCTATCAGTTACAGGATTAGCTGAACCATAACCTAATTGACCACCACTTGTTGATGTTAAATCAACTGTAGCACTAGGATAAGTTGTAGGCAATGTAAACTCTTCACCACCTGGAGTACTTACTTTATTTGTTTTTATTAACGATGCCATAGTATTACCTTTTTACCTTATATTTTATTGTATTGCAAATTATCATGCTACTGTTATTTGAGCGGCGGCTTGCTTTATAGTTGCAAAAACTTCTATTCTTCCAGAAACAAGACCCCAACTCCCTTGTTGATTTTTATCATAAGGTAAGAAATACATTCTAAAACCTTTTGCTTGAGCACTTTGTAAAGCATAAGCAGTGCTATTAGAGTTCTGTATTTGTCTGCCACCACCCATATAATTATATTGATTAAAACTATAATTACCAGAGTACCCATTCCATTGAAATGTTTGTTGCGTATCCATACTAGATTTATAATTCATTACCTGAATTTCACCAGTTATATTAGTTCTCATGTAAGTATTTTCATCAGTTGTAAAAGGATTGTTTGCTATTGTCGGACCATGATAAGTACTACTACCTCTTGAAGACATTGAAGGTGTATTTTGATAACCCCATAAAGAATAGCCATAAGTATTAGATTCATAAGTACCATTTGAAACAGTCCATGTTCTGTCTTTACCACTTGCCCAAGTATTAGCATCTGTCCAAGAAGTAGTATTGTTTTTAGTGATTCCAAAACCGTACCAATAAGTATCAGTAGAGCTAAATATTACATCGCCACCAGCAGAAGTTATAGGAGCAAGAGAAAATATTAAAGTTGCTTGACTATTGCTAGAATTATCTGCTCCTCCAAAATTAACACCTACCCACTTTATTCTAAAACTTTCTATAAGATCAGCACTAGCTGCAACACTAGAAGGAACAACAACTTCTAAACTTTCTAATGGAGAAGAAGGTGTGTAAGCATTGTAATCAAATGTAGAGATAAGAACTTCGGTACTTGGATTTAACACAACAGTGCCATCTGCACCTGTTGATATAGCACCTTTAAGACCAAAACCACCTCTACCGTCTGTAACAATTTCTGTGTTAGCGGCCCCATCTGATGTGGGTAGTTTCCATTGTATTGGTCCACCTGTTGATATACCTGATCCACCATTGACAAATGTTGTACCAACAGGAGAAACAGTTGCTGTTACATTGTTAGATATTGTAACAGTAGCATAAGCATTAATGCCTGGTGAAAATAAAGTATTAGCAGAAATAGTTACATCATCGGTAAAATCTGCTGTTCTATCCATAACTGTTCCAGCAGCTATATCAACAGCATATAAATCAGCACTATCGGTAACAGTTAATGTTTGACCTGATGCAACCGTATAATCAGAAATAGTAAAGAAAGCCTTATTAAATTGAAGAGTACCTTTAAATTGACCACTAAGAGCTTTGTTAGCTGTTAATGTTTCGTCAAAAACAGCGTCTGTTTCAACAACATTACTTGCAAGGGTTGTATCAGAAAAAGCAGCGTTTTCAGCTGGATATGTGGAGAATATTTCTGGTGCAGCTGCAAAGTTAACTACATTATTTGAGTTAGAAGAGCTTTTAATTACAGTACGACTTAATGTCCAATTAGGACTTCCTGAAGTTAATGTTCCTTCACCGACTTCAAATGTATTATTTACATTGTCAACAGCACAATAAAAAACTTGATCACCAGTAGTATGTACTGATGCAAATGTTCTAAAGCCACCTGTAGAGGCACTTGTTGCTAAAGTAAAAGTTCCTGTTCCAGTAGTTGTAGCATCTTGCTTGGTTCTGTCAAAAAATTTGAGAGCCATAGTCTAACTACCTTTTAAAATTTAAGCTATTCTGATTATAGCATTAGTTGCGTCAGGAGTAGGAAATTGAATTGTGAAATCTCCACTCGTTGAACTTTTATCAGAACCAAAGTCTAGTACAGCAACAGAACTATCTGCATTAGTGTCATTAAATATTAATGCACCTCTTGCAGTTATTGTTGAGCTACTCCATGTAGTGTTATTAAAGTCTACAAAAGCAGTTGTACCGCCTGTTGTTGGTGTAACATTAACTAAAACATTTCCTTTAGCAGTATATCCTGTTCCACTAGCTTCATTAGATGTTGTGTATCCTGTTGTAGAAGCATCTAAACTAGCTGAACTTGTGTAAAGAGCTATGTTAAATGCATTACCACCTGCACCACTTGTTTTAAAATTATGACCACCCTCTAGAAGCTGTTGCTTAAATGAAGTAGTCATTGCTTGCGTTATCGCCATTATAGTCTCCTAATTATGTCTGAGCCACATTTGTGACCTTCTTTTTCTAAAGTATATATTAACGTAGTTCTGTCAGATTGAATAGCTTTTTTCATATTATCAAGAATAACATTATATATAATGTTTTTAAACTCTTTTGCTTGTTGTTGCAACACAGGATCAACATTATTAGAATATTGAATTATTCTATGTGTTGCCTGTTCTGCCCAATACTCTACAGGATGACCTGAATTTTCTGTTGTGTCTACAATAACATTTCCTAATGACATTTCTGAATTAACTGTAATTGACATTATTTATTTTCCCTATTGAACTATTTGTCTTGGTTGACCAAATCTATAACTGTCTTGCATATCTTTACCTGCCGATTCGTTTCTTAATCTAGCAAGAGCTTCTTGATATTGTTTTTCATACTCTGCTTGCATTTCAGGTTGACCTTTTAAAAATAAATTTGCTTGGACTAAAGCACCATATAACAAGCACTCAGGTGCATTTGTTCCTAGCCATGTTTTTCCACTTGCATCTTCTGTAATTGAGGGTGGATTATAAAAGTAGTGTAACTCAGTTGTATAACCATTTGTAGGTGTAGGAGCTAACATAAATGTATCATCATCAAATAATGCGTAATATTTAGGTTCTCCTTCAGTAGTAGCGTTAGGATATGCCTCTCTTAAAAAAGCCACTTCTTTTAACAATAAAAAAGATTGCTTGCTATTGCTTGTAACAGATAAAGAAAAAGGTGCTAAAAAATCAGAAGGGGTAGAAAGATATTGTGTACCTGCTGACATTTGACCTTCTACATTTTTTCTAAAATTAGGTAACTGACAAGTTCTAAGTATTCTATCTTCTGCACTTGTTATAAAATTATTTATATTATTATTAAATGTAGTCTCATCTGTATTTGCATAATCTTTAATTGCTTGTGTTAATGTTGTGTAAGTGTATGACATAATCTAACTCGTTACTATTGTTACAGAACCAACTTCTGTATTCATTAATAAATTTCCTGATCCTCCACCATTGCCATTACCAACAGGATCAAAAGCAAAAAGTCTTCTACTTTGATCTAAATTTTGATCAGGTCTTGCGTAAGGTAATGCTTGTGCATCTTGGAAAGTATATCTTCCTTGAAAGTTTTGAGCCGCATCTTTATCCCAAACATCTTTTCCCACTAAAAAACCTGTTGGGTTTCCACCAACAAACTCTCTTCTCAAGTCTTTTAAATCGTACCTAAATCCTGTTCTGTCACAAAATCCAAAAGCATATTTTCCATTAGCGTACTTAACCATTTACTGACCATAACTATAACTGTAAGGAACAAATTGAACAGTTGCTTTAACTCTATCTTCTTCAGAAGCTAATCTAAATTGCTCTTCGTAATATTCTTTTAAAAGTACAACTCTTTCTTGTGACTCAGGTCTTTTAATTGCAATGTGCAGTGCTAGTCCTGCAACTAAAGCAGGAAGAAAACGAACAGGAACATCAGCATCTAAACTTGCTACATCACCTACATCTTGAATTCTTCTTAAATAATAATAAACTAATTTATAAGGTTGTGCTGAATCAGGAACTGGCCAGAGGTTAACCTCAGGTCTTTCTCTTTGTCTGTTAATCCATACCTGTATAGGTTTTCCTGTGGTTAATTTATTTGGAATACCTGAGTAAGTAGAATTACTAATTCTTGTTAAAGGTATATCTGATTGACCTGTTGTGCTTCCTTCATCTGTTCTAATGAACTGTTCTATTAATGCTACAGCATCTGTCTCGATATTATATTTAGCAGTTCCTGCAACAATAGTAATTTCACCTTTCTGCACTGTCCAAAGGTTGATACCTCTATTTTGCCATTCCAAACAAAGTAAATTTAAAGATCGTCTAGCAGTTCTAAGATCGTAACCTGTACGCATCTCTAGTCCTGCTCTCTCAAATGCTTCTTCGCAAATCTCCCCTATATCTAAATTGAATGTCGAAGTTCCTGAAGTTGTCATTTAATACCTATTTAATTTATGTTACTTATCCTTTTTATCAGAATATTTCTCTAAAAGAAACATAAGAAATTCTTTTCCATATTCTATATCAGAAAAACAATGTGTAAAGCTAGTGCCTTCTGCGAAAGGATCAATTACCTGCATAATGGCTTGACCATTTCTTTGTTCGTCTAATCCAAGATTTCTTGCGTAATCATCAAAAAATTTATAACCACGAGCACGAGCTAACCAATGAATCTTTCCATCATATAACTCATGTTGTGCTAACGCCCAATTATGTTTATGTCCTGATATATATAAGTCAGCATCACTTTGCCATTTAGCTTTCTTCATCTGAGCATGAAGCGGATTCCATTGTGAATGCCCTGGCATATCATGAGCCGTATAAATTTTACATTGCCTTCCGTTAGGAAACTCAAGACATATTCTTGCATCCCAAGGCTCATATATTGTATGTTCTGATTTCATATATGTAATAGGATCACCTGCTCCTGACCAAAGATCGTGATTACCCCCTACTAATAAAAGAAAGTCTCCTGCCTTTACAAGCCATTCCACGAGCTTCCAACTAGTTTCAGCAGAAGTGTCCTGGTTGGCGTAGAGCCTTCCGAGACGACCTACCCAATTATTTTGTAAATCACCCAAAGAACATCCCTTTATATTAGGATGAGAGTTTATTATATCTAAGTCTCTTCTAAGAGTTACCCAATCACATCCGTTATCATCAATATGAGGATCACCTAACCAAACTAATCCTATAGGCTCATTCTTTTGAATTTTAACTTTATGCCATTTAGATTTTTCTTTTTTATTTTTAGCTCTAGTAAATCTTTTTGTAAGATGTTCTATGTATTCTTCTATATCATCTTCTGCATCAGGATTAATACTTTCAAATCTTGGAGAGAAAACATCTTCTGAATTAGGTACTTTATGTTTAAAATCTTTATTCCAAAATTCATCTTCAGTAATATCCCATCTTTCTCTAGCCATAGTGCAGTGGGAACGATAAGTAGTTAGAGCCATACCTAAGTCCATAGCCGCTTGCTTCTGTGTTCCTGATGTAATGAATTGATCTAAAGCATTAATTAATACTTGGTCTTTGACTGCGTGGTTTCCCATAAGTCCTCCCTTTATAAATTACTTAATCTTATCGTCTTAATTCCATTTATTTCCTGCTGAAGGTTTAGTAGATGGTTTGCTAACAACACCACCACTTGCCATTCCTTGTCTTTTTAATGCAAAATGTATACCTCTAAGATATTTACCTTTAGAAGTATTTTTCATAAAGGATGGGTCTTTAGCTATATCAGAAGATGATCTTCCTCTAGCATTTCTTCTTGCTTTAGAGTCACTCATTTTAGTTTTTGATTTATTCTTGTAATCAGACTTTTTAGGTGCAGTTGGAGAAGATGATTTAATAGTAACATTCTTTTTATTACGTTCTTTATTTTTCTCGATGTTTTCTTTTATTGTTCTTCTTTCTTGTACTGTTCTAGTTTGCTTACCTTTTCCTGCTTTTTTTAATCTTCTATTTGCTCTAACAGTTTCATCAAACTCTTCACGAGTTATTCGACTTGCTTTTTTTTCTTCATTTCTTTTTTTTCTGTCGGCTTTGTCTTTTTTTCCTTTAGCCCTCATTTCTTTTTTAATTTGTTCTTGTGATTTATATGCCATGATAATTATCCGTAAAACTTTTTGAATGAAATAATAATAGTATAGGTGTCATTGCCTGCCGCACCAACTGTAGTGAATAGAACGTCACCATTAGTGCCTGCTGTCTCTGAGTCTCTTAGTGAAGTAAACTCTTTGAA